TGATGGATCGCTGGAAATCCCGCGAGCCTGGCGCGACTGTCAAATCCCGCGACATGGGGATTACGTGGCTGTCCGTCGCCATGACCACGACCATGTGCATGTTTTACGACGACATGGCGATCGGGTTCGGGAGCCGGAAACTTGAATTGGTGGACAGCCTGGGCGATCCGAAGTGCATCTTTTGGAAGGCCCGGCAATTCCTCGCCATGGCGCCGCCAGAATTCACGGGGGCGTGGTCGAGCCGCGAAAAGCTCATCAGCTTCCCCAACGGTTCGACGATCGCCGGCGAAGGGGGCGACGACATTGGCCGCGGCGCGCGTACCGCCCTCTATGTCGTCGACGAGGCGGCCAGCGTGCAGCACCAGGAAAGCGTGGACGCCGCCCTGTCCGCCACGACCAACTGCCGCCAGTTCGTCAGCACGCCGCGCGGGTCGGATAATGCCTTCGCTGAAAAGGTGATGAATTGGGACGAACGGCGGGTTTTCCGGTTCCACTGGCGCGACGATCCCCGCAAGGACGACGCTTGGTACGCTAAGCAAAAAGAAGAGCTCGACCCGGTCGTACTGGCGCAGGAAGTCGACATGGACTTCAATGCGTCGAAGGACGGCGTGGTCATTCCGCAAGAACACGTCCAGGCCGCGCTCGACGCCCATCTGGCGCTCCATCTGGACGCACGGGGCGAACGGCGCGCCGCGCTGGACATCGCGGACGAAGGGATCGACAATTGCGCCTGGGCAACCGCGCAAGGCATTCTGCTCGACCATATCGAAGAGTGGAGCGGCAAGGGCTCGAACCTCTACAACACCGCTGTCCGATCGTTCGCGCTGTGCGACCAATTCGACCTCGACGAACAGCTATACGACGCGGACGGCATGGGCGCCCACATGCGCGGCGACGCCCAGCAGATCAACCTCAAGCGCCGGGAAGAAGGCGTAAAGACCCAGCGTCCTCCTCGCCTCGTCAATGTCGTGCCGTTCTGGGGGTCCGGCGCGGTCGAGCGGAAGGACAGCCCAATCTATCCGGGCGCCAAACGGCTGAACGGCGACTATTACGAAAACCTCAAGGCGCAGTCGTGGGGCGAATTGCAGTACCGGTTCCGCGAGACGTGGCGTGCCCGCAATATCGAGGGTTACGAATACGACCCGAACCGCCTCATTTCCATATCGAGCAAGATCCCGTCGAAGGTGCGCAACAAGCTCATGATGGAGTTGAGCCAACCGACATGGGGGCCGAATGGGACGGGAAAAATGATTGTGGATAAAAAGCCGGACGTCGACGGTCGAAAAGCGAAGTCGCCAAACATGGCCGACGTCGTTATGATGCTGTTCGGCGCTGCCCGGCGCCGCATGGTTATCAGTCCTGAGGCAATGAGGCGCGCATAGATGGAACGCAACGGCTATAAACTGTCGCGACAGGCCGCTCTGGCCGAAGCGGGCATTCGCGAAGAGCCTCGCGCACCAATGGCCATTTCTGAGGCGGCCAAGCTCAAGGCCCGTACGCCCGCGATGCCCCGCCCTTCCCCGCTCGATATGCCGGCCGACAAGATCTTTGCGGCCTACCAACCACTTGACGGCGTGCTGCCCGATAATCCCGAGATGGCGCTGGACGCGTGCAATAGCATGGCCGGGCAAATTGCCAGCTGGGCCGCACAGGCGCTCTACCACGAAGGCCAAGGCTTCTTCGGCTACCAGTATCTGGCCGAGCTCATCCAGCGCGCCGAGTACCGCCATGCCTGCGATATCTGGGCCGAGCATGCCGTGCGCAAGTGGATCAAGGTTACCGGCGGCGTGGTCGACGAGAACGTGAAAGATCCGACCGCCGAGAAGCGCAAGCAGATCGAGGCGGAACTGGCGCGGCTTGATGTCCGTGACATTTTCCAGGAATGGCTTTTCCACGACCAAGCGTATGGGCGCGGCCAGATATTTCTCGACTTCGGCGACGCAGACAGTCGCACGGAACTGGAAAGCCCCCTTCTCGTCGATCCGGCCAAGGTCAACCAAAAGCGACCGCTCAAGCGTCTCACGCTGGTGGAGCCGATGTGGGTTTCGCCTGGCGTGTACGAGACGAGTAACCCGCTGCGTCACGACTTCTATCGACCGGCATCGTGGTATGTGTTCGGGCGCCGCGTGGCCGATAGCCGCTTGCTGACGATCAACAGCCGGCCGGTGTCCGACATGCTCAAGCCGGGCTATTCCTTCGGCGGCCAGTCGTTGGTGCAGCTGATGAAGCCCTACGTCGACAACTGGCTGCGCACCCGGCAGGCCGTGTCGGATATGGTCAATATCTACTCGGTCCTCAACCTCAAGACCGACATGTCGTCTACCCTGTCGGGGGCTGACGGCGGCGCTGTGTTCGACCGGGCCGACATGTTCGTGCTAACGCGTGACAACCGCGGTATCATGCTGACCGACAAGAACCAGGAAGAGCTAGACTCGATCGCTGTGCCCTTGTCGGGTCTCGACGCGCTGCAGGCCCAGGCGCAAGAGCAGATGGCCTCCGTGTCGCGCATTCCCCTGTCCATCTATCTGCAGGTCACGCCGACCGGCCTCAACGCCACGAACGACGGTGAGACGCGCAACTTCTACGCGGACGTGCACAGTTACCAGGAAAAGAACGTGCGCGGGCCACTCAAGCTCGTAATCGACCTGATCCAGCTGTCGCTATTCGGCGCGATCGACCCGGCCATTGGTTTCGAGTTCCTGCCGCTGTGGGAGATGAGCGACAAGGACCGTGCGGGCATTCGCAAGGCCGACGCAGAGGCCGACGTGGCGTATGTGACCGCTGGCGTGGTCAGCAACGAGGAAACCCGCCAGCGGCTCGCGAACGATCAGACGTCTCTGTATTACGGGGTCAATCTGTCCGACCCGGCGCCGGACGTCGAGGAAGACAATGAACTTATAGAGACATAACATACCGTCGTAGACCTCCGCGCGCGGCTTCTTCAGAGAGATATCCGCCGTGCCAGTTTGCCCACGTTTCGTCCCAGAAGCCCCAACAGTCTTCGGCATCATCATAGCGGATGGGGTCCGGCATATGGTCGTCTCCGCCCACTCGGTCGTTTTTGGACAGGCTCACGACACCATCGCCCCGACAACGCCGACCGCGATGAACAGTGCCGTCAGCCCTGCCCCTCCGGCCAGCAGCTTGACGAGCGCGCGGTTGCGCCGCTGGCGGATCGGGCCGTTGATCTCCGACCAGGATAAGCCGGACTTAGCGATGCCCGTCACGTCGTAGTGCGCGCGGGACGATGTGTACCGATAAGGGCTGGTCATGTGGGGGCACCTTCCGCTTTGCGCACTGCGTCACGGGCCGCGCGATAATGAGAAACGAGCAGTCGAAATTTCGCCCATTCTTCTGGGCTTTCCTCTTCGCTGATTTGATCGCAGCACTCGGCAAACGGTCTGAGGGCGTCCAGCAAGTCCGGTAGGCAGGCTACGGCCGTTGCGTTGGCCAGAGTCTCTTCATCCGCTAACTCATCGGTCCAGGCATCTTCACGCCACCCGGAACCCAGTTTTAAAGGCGGGTTGCACATAATGCCTTCGCCACCCAACGATCGGACAATACCATCTCCAAAATGAGCCCATCGACCAAGAGTACGTGCGGTCATCGTGCCAGCCTCCGCCCACGGCGCCGGTCAGCCATCCGTGCATCAATCCGGCGCAACCGGTCGAACTCATCGCGCGCCGCACAGTGAGCGGTTGGCTCGGCGGCGAACACTCTGCCCGCGATATCTGGGCCGGCGTAACTGCGTTCGCTATAGGACATAGAATGCGCTCCCAAGAATGATGGCCCACATGACCAAGCTGGCGAGTAGCCCGTTGCGTAGGCCTATGAAAATTCGCGGTGGCGTAATCACTTGCCAGCAATCATATTGGTGAATTCCAATACTTGTGCAGGCGTGCGGTAGCCTGCAACCGTGTCACCCTCCTCGAATTCGTGCCACTTTCCGCTTGCGTCCCAAGCCGCAATTTCGGCAGTAGGGGACGGCGGCAGGATGTTCGGAGTTTCACTAGACCAGAAGTCGTAGTTTCCACCGTAATTGCCCGGACCAAATTGGACAGATACCGTCCAACCGTTTTCGAAAGTAATGTGGAAGCCCTTGCGATCCGTAATCTTGAACATGGTGTTTTCCCTCGTCTTGTCGATCCTCACCTAACCCCTAGTGACAGACATGTCAACGCCTATTTGCGCAACATGCCTTCCGTGCTACTTGTGACGCATGGCACCCATCCGCCCATCCGCCGCGACGCGAACGGCCTTTCAAAAGCGGTTGGATGTGGCGATCGAGGAAATGACCTGTAGTGTTCTCTACTGGACCCGCGCGGCCTACCGCAGCGACACGCCCGCTACGGTCGAATTGGCGCAGGATGGCGTCTTGAACGACGCGTTCGACAAGCTGGCGGCCCGGTGGCTCGACAAGTTCGACGACCTGGCGCCTAAACTGGCCGAGTGGTTCGCCAAGGACCACAAGAACCGGGTCGACCGGGTGCTTAAAACCCAGCTGCGCGCCGCCGGCTTTACCGTCAAATTCCAGCTTTCGGCGCCCATGCGTGCGGCATATTCCGCCGTGATCGACGAAAATGTCGCGCTGATTAAATCGATCTCCGAAAAGTACCTGACGGACGTCAAGGTCGATCTGATGCAGTCCGTGCAGAACGGGCGGGATCTCGGATACCTGACCAAGCGGCTTGAGGCGCGTACGGGCGTCACGCATCGCCGGGCCGCCTTCATCGCACGGGACCAGAACAACAAGGCGTCCGCCGTCCTTGCCCGTACGCGCATGCTGGAACTGGGGATCACCCAAGCCAAATGGGTCCACTCGGCCGGCGGCAAGACCCCTCGCCCCAAGCATGTGGCATTTTCCGGCCAGGTGTTCGATCTGGCGACCGGGCATGATTTCGAGGATGGCGAAGGCCACGTGCTGCCCGGCGAGGCGATCAACTGCCGGTGTGTTGCGGTACCAGTGCTACCGAAATTAAACGGTTGACACGACGGTCAGTAGCCGTCATCTAGTAAGCAAGACACGGCACCGCTGGTTTGGATTGGGGTTTCCCGGTTGCCAGCTAGAAGTCTTCAGTTGTTAGCTCGGGACCACAGGGCGCAAACGGGGTATTCAGGTAAGCCGCCCGAAAATCTGGCTTGCCTGGCAGTTTATGAAGGCGGGTAAGCTTTCTAGTTCGACACGGCACGACCTTCAACGCATATTCTCCCGCGCAGGGAAACACCGACCCGCCCCGGGCAAACCATGTCGGAAGCATGGCCGGCATGAAGCGGTTAAGAATATGAACGCCGGTTCAGAGGCCATACGTTTCCATCCCCATGGGCGTATGGCCTCTTTATTTTGGCCGTGCTATCATGCGGGCCATGGCTTCCATCTCCACACTCGTCGATCGCGTCAAGGTTGTCGTCCAGTCGAGTGGCGTCGGCCCTTTTCTTCTCGGTCCTGCAGTCAAGGCTTACCGCGGGGCGGAAGCTCTGATCGACGGCGCGACATACAGCTATGCGCTCGAAAGTGGCGCGCAGTACGAAGTGGGCACGGGCGCCTACACCCAGTCGTCCGGCACGCTTGTTAGAACGCCCATCCTGTCCAGTAACGGCGGCGCGGCGGTCAGCTTCCCGGCCAACGTCGAGCTTAATTTTACCGCACTGGCAAAAGATATCGTAGCTACTGGCGCGTCTTTGCCAATCGTACAGGAGCCGGGTTCTTCTCGCGATGTTGCGATGTCTCAGGCATCAACGACAAACGCCTTGCTGGCGCTGGCGGACGGAGTTACGAGTACCGCCCGGGCCGCCATCAACGGTACTGGCGGTCTGGAATATGACCCTTTAACGGGAGTTATGACACTTGCATCGTTGCCGGATCTCCTACCTTTTCTAAACGGGGCTGCAGTACAAGCGACCGAAGCGCTTACCGCCGGGATGTTCGTCAACGTCTATGCGGCGGCTGGTGCGGCTCGCGTCCGCAAGGCCGTAGCCACCGATCCGCAGAAATACGCGAACGGGTTTGTTTTAGCCAATGCCGCAAACGGCGCTACAGCTGTTGTGATTTTGGAAGGCCCGAATATTGCGGTGAACATCGCAGGCGTGGTTGGCGACGTGTGGCTTTCGGCCGCTACTCCTGGCGGATGGACCCAGACGCCTCCAAGTGGCGATGGCCAAATAGTCCAGTTACTCGGTACGGCTATTCCGAACACTGGCGTTTTCTTTTCTCTTCGTGGAAGGGTGCTTTTGTGATGCGTTTCGTTGTTGGACTTGCCGTTGCTGTTTCGCTGGTCGCCAGTCCGGTCTTTGCGCAAGCCATTCGCAAGCCCCTTGTCCTCAACAACGGCCAGATGCAGCAAGCCCGGCCAACGGATACGATTGTGACCAGTACCCAAATCGTCGGTACTGGCGCCACGACCGATGGCGCGATCACCACGGCAACATCCGATATTCAAGTACTTCGGACCGCCCGCGGCTCACCAATCAGCACCGGAGTGGGCGGGGCCAACGAGTTTCCGCTTTTTTCGTCGGTATTCGTGCCGACCGGGCACGGCGGGGGTATCAATTACGAAGTTGCGTCCATGTACGGCCGGTGCGTCACGCAAGACGGTAACGAAGGTGGTCTGGATAGTTATGATTGCGTAGGCATCGAAGGCCAAGGCCATGCCACGGGGACGTCTCAGTTGCATCGGATCTGGGGCAATAATAACGTTGTCGAATTTCATGCTGGCGCGGATGGCCAAGGCATGGGTTACGAAACCGATATTATTAACCGCGGCTCGGTCGGCGGACTTCAAACCCCTAAGCAAAAGTTGGGGTATTTTGCCGTCTGCAAGTACGCTAACGATTGCACGGCCGCGTATGTCATCGGTCCCGGTATTGACGCGAAATGGCGATACGGTTTTGTCGGTGTTCGGCAGTACCTTAACGGGGAATGCTTTTCGTGCTTGTTGGACGGGAATTTGCCGGCACTTCCCGTGTTCGCAGGCCAGTTCGTCGACGGCCATTCACTGGCCCAACAGTCGGCTATTATCACGGGAGAACCTGGCACCACCCGGTATCAGACCTTTGCGTCTGGGCCGAACTCGAATGCTTTGGTCAAGCGTTGGGAAGCGGGGGCGAACAGCGAGGCCGAGACGTTCGGAACCAACGCCGGATCGAATTACCAAATCTGCAGCTACGCGGATAGTGGCGCGTTCATTACTTGCCCGCTGGTTATCGACCGGGCAAGCGGTGTTGTTTTTGGAGGAACATTAAGCCTTTCAAATACCGCTAGTGCCGCACGAGTTCGCCTAACACCGACGACATACGCGTCTCTGCCCGCCTGCGTCACGCAGACGGAAGGAACTCAAGCCTATATAACCGATGCCAGCGCGGCTATCACGGTGTGGAACCAGCCTGTTACTGCTGGCGGCGGCCCCAATAAGACGTTCGTAAAGTGCGATGGTACTGGCTGGAAGGCCTACTGACATGATCTTGATTGCCATGGATTTCAAAACGTCTAACCGCAGCTATTGCGCGGACGGACGACTGCATGTTGCCTCAAGCAATATCAGTAAGGGGAATGTCTGCCCGTACCTTGGTCGTGAAATTCCACGGTGGCGCGAGTTGGGCCTAGCGCCCGATAAAATTTACAATCTCCTTCGCGACCCGGAAGAACTGGCCGCCGCCGCGGCGACCTTCAACAATCTCCCGATCCTGTCCGAACACGTTCCTGTGACCGTGGACGACCATCGGCCTGATCTCGTTGTCGGCTCGACCGGCACGGACGCGGCCATGAACGGCACATTCCTGACCAACTCACTGGTAATCTGGGAACGTGCGGCAATTACCGGGATCGAGAACGACGAAAAGCGCCAGTTGTCGTCCGCATACCGCTACCGAGCCGACATGACGCCGGGTGAATTTGAGGGCGTTGCATATGATGGCCGGATGTGTGATATTATCGGGAACCATGTAGCCTTAGTATTTGAGGGCCGCGCGGGATCGGATGTAATCGTTGGAGACGAAAAGCCCATGGCAATCAAATCACGGCGGGCGCTGCTAGTGGCGGGGAGCCTTACCGGCATCATCCGGCCGTTGCTTGCCCAGGACGCAAAGTTCAATCTCTCGACCGCCCTTGAAGGCGTGGACGGCAAGTCGCTGCAGAAGCCGGGCGCATCGTTGGCGCTGGCCGAAAAGGTCAACGGTCTTGCCCAGCCTTTTCTGGCCGCCGATGCCAAGCTGGAAATCCCGGTCTTGCTGACCGCGATCGAAGGCGCGTGCGGTCTGGCCATGGACGAGAAGGACGACTTGGCGGAAGACGAGGACGACGAGG